ATGCTAGAGTAAATCCACTTCCTGCTGTACTTGTTTTAAATCCTTTACCGATATGACCTAAGCTAGTACGATAGATTTCTTCTCCTGTGTCTTTATCTAAACCGATTGATAGTACATTACCATTAGTATCTTCTTTAGTAATGATATTAACATCTGGTCCCTTAGATCCTTTATAGACATTATCGCCAATTACTAATTCTGTTCCTTCTGCTACTGAATCTAATAGAGTAGAGAGAGACTGGTGTAATTTAACTTCGTCTCCAAACTGTTCAGCTTGTTTAGCTTCTTGTAAATTATTAAAGATAGCTTCAAACGAACCCTGTGGTAAGCCAGCTCTTGTTTCAAACTTATCTCTTTCTTCTGCAGAGATCTGGTCAAGTGTAATATTACTTTCTGCTATCTTACTTATATTATCAAGAGTCTTAGTTCTTAAATCTGAATTAGCTAACCTAGTTTCTCTTGCTTGTGCTAGTGAAGCTGTGTCTTTCGAGATACCAAGCTTATCGATTGCAAGATCTTGGTCAAACTTCTGCTTAGCTAAATCATCTTGTCTTTGGATCCAGAATAATTCGTTTGTTCTGAATGTCTTTATATCTGCTTCAATACTTTCTGCTAATGTAGTATCTAAACTTGCTATAGCAGCATCTCTCTTATCTTCTAATTCTGTTATCTTCTCTTGTGCTGCAGCTACTCTTGTATCTACAAATGATAAAGCAGCAGTTGATAATCTTCTGTTCGTACCAAACTCTCCTCTAGTAGATTCTCCAATATCAACTTTGAACTTCTCAGCATCTTCTATGAATGGTTCGAATTGTGCAGCGATCTTAGCTTCTGCTGCAGACCTAGCTGTTTCACCAGATGTCTCGAGTCTTTCTCTCTCTGCAGCTACTCGTGTATCAAAGTCTTCTCTAGTAGAGAATGTATCAGAGAAAGAGATATCGTCTTCTTCTCCTAAATCAATGTCATCTGCGTTACCATCTCCGTTAGCTAAGTTATTTACTGTGAAGTTCTCTACTCCAGAACGACCATTACCTTCTGGAAGAACTTGAGTATCTTTTGATACAGGAGAGAATCCACCAATATCTGATGCTTCTTCTAAATCTTTAAAACCAGTATCAGCTAATCTGATTGCATTAGCAGCTCCTGGTCTTTGTATTAGTTGCTCTGGTTCCATATTTTTAATATATTAATATTTAATTATGTATTGTAATACAATGAAAGGGTCTAATACATTGAAAGCTGTACCACTTCCTGCTGAACCTGTTGTTCCTCCTCCAGCTAAATCACCTTCACTAGGCCCACCAGATGAAAAACTATAACTTCTGTCCGCTTCATCTGCTATATTGCTATGAGTATGGGCTGGCATTTCTGCAATACTCTGCACGTGTTCATCTTCTCCTCCAGTTTCTCCCATTGTGTCTATTGTTGTTGTAGCTGAACCATATCCAATAATATTTCTTCCATTTAAGTTCGGTAGATTAAAATCTCCTCCTGGAGTTCCCCCGTAAGTATATCCGATGACTGCAAATAGCGATGCATAAGTAGTAGAAGCAATTTCTGAACCATCTGCAACTAACCAACCTTGTGGAGCAGTCGATGTTGCATAAGCTGTTATAGAACCAGTTGGCATCAAACCTCCAAATACTCCCCATTGAGTAGTAGTAGCTATTTCAACTGTCTCACTTCCGAACGGTAAGCAGTCTGCACTAATATTCCCATCATCTTCTGTAACACAAGTATATCCAGCTCCTATAGTATCGCTCCAAGGTGTTGACGTTGCGTATCTTGTATGCAATGCTTTCGGATCTGTAATGCTATAACTACTAGAAGCTATCTCTGTTAATGTTCCAAGTTCAATTCCACCAATAGTATCTTCTGTTGAACTTGCTATCCCAGAGAATGCAGTTGCATCTAACTGTTGCTTAGTAACTAACTGACGTGGAATAGTTGCTAAACTTGTTCCAGAGATTACTGGGTAATTGACGTACGTGATAGTTCCAGCGACTGTTTGATCAGAATCTAAATCCATGTACTGTTGATTCAAGAAATGGTCATCATTAGAAACAAATACTATATCACCTGGATAATGAGCCAAGATGTTAGCAGTAGTAGTAGCTAGTCTTCCATACTCATGTCCTCTGTCTGTAATTGTAAAAGTTAGTGTTGTTTCATTTAAAGTACTAACTGATATCTTCTCTTCAGATTCTCCTTCTCCTATTGTTAAGATTAGAAGATCTCCATAGTAAGAATCATTTAAAGATGTTCCGTCTGGGAGAGTTAGACTAGTCACAGAGAGTGTAGTCTCTGTTCCTCCTTCTGCTAAGAAAGAAGCTAGAGTAGTAAAGAATCCAGAAGGTCTGAATCCTTTGACTGCACCAGCTACATCTGGTTCTGAGTCTAAACCATATTTAATTCTTACGTCAGGAGTCTCCAGAATATATCCCCCAGCGAAGACATCTTTATCTCCAATGTTAACGACCTTTCTTGTACCAAATACTTTGTGTATTAATGTTGCTTGGTTAACTTCTGCTTGTATTGCTACGGGAGCTAATAAGCATAGAAGTAAAAAGCAGATTAAAGTTTTCTTCATATTAAGCTTCTTCATGAGGACTATCGTACGATTCTGACGTATCGATTATTCCCTCATAATATATTAAATAATTACTAGATAGTTTTGTTGATCTTCTTTGTATTTGTAAATCATAGAAATTAGAGTTTCTTAATGGTACTGTAATATTGAATTGCTGTAGATTCTCTAAGCCAGCTATCTCTGGTCCTAACACTGCTTCACCAAGTTTAAATGAACCTAAAGTATTTATCTTCTTCTTTTTAACATATACTCCAGTTGATTTAATTGTGAATACTTGGCTACCAGTATTACCTCCATCAAAGAAGATAGTATACTCAATCTCTGTACCTGGTGCTATTAATCCTTCAATCATAAGCGCATCTGATATCTTCAAGCTCTTCTTTCCAAAGTCATCCCTATTATTAGTGTAGATAGAAATTAAAGCAGTACCATCTCTAGTATGCGAATTGAATGCTTGGTAAGTATTTCCATCGACTGAAGATCCAAAGAATAACTTCTGATCATAGTGGAACCAGCATGCTACATTCCAATCTAGAATCGAGAAACCTTTTCTTCTTGCCCCAGTGTCGTCTATATAAAACCAGACAGCGATAACTCTATCGTTATGAGTCATCGTAGATTTAGATTTACATGCTACTAGGTAAACATCTTCTGCGTCATCGTATACTGATGCACTTTCATCAAAATCATATAACTTGATTGAAGCATCAATCGGACCAGTTAAAGGATCAGCATCCCATTGGCCTGTAACTAAGTTTTGTGTAAGTGATCTAATTCCGTTGTTAGTTGTATAGAATAACTCTTTATAAATATTAGCAATCCCTTTGTGAGTGATTGAGCCAATATTACTACCAATTACAACATGCTCATAAGCTGGTACTTTAGTTGTAGAAGTTGGATATTCCCATTTGAACATAAGAATCGTTCTGTCTTTAAAGATCACAATATAGTTTCTTAAGACTGCTAGTCCATTGATTCTTCCACCAACTACTGGAAAGTCTTCCACTCCAGCGTCTGCTCTGTTAGCTCCTGATGTCCAATTCTCTGCATCTCCTTCTTTAGAATATTCAATAGAGTTAGGATCTGATTCATTCACTAAGTACATTCTGTTATGAGCTGACAGTAAGATCTTACTTAAAGCTACTCCTGCGAGAGAAGCATCATCTGCTGCTTCAGCTACCCCATCGTCTGCTCCAGCTGATGCATGAGCAGAACCTACTACAAACGTCGTTGCAGTCTTTGAAGTATAAGCGATCTCTGTTCCATTATAAGTGATTGTACCAGTAGCTTCAAAGCCATCTGTACTTGTTACTGGAATATCTGTATCAGTCGCTGTAATAGCTGCTGTCAATCTTGTTTTATTTCCTGACCACTTAGTATGGTTATCAACTCCATTTCCAAAGTAGATAGCATTCTCTGTGCTTGCATTATAGTCTTGAAATGATACAGTTGTATCAACTGTGATAGCAAGTAGGTCATACCAGTCATCATTTGTAGCATCGTACCATTGGACAATATTATTTGACGTATCATTTAATATTCTCATTGGTATCTCTTCTCCACTTTGAAGAATGAATGTGAACGCATCTGATATCTTCTGTCTTGCAGTTAAGTCTTTAGTCTTACCAAAGAATGTATAACCCTTAACAGGTTCTACTCCTTCTCCAGTAATCTTAACATTCAAAGCTACTGCTGCTGTATCTGGCCTATTCTTTGTGACTGGTTGTCTCGTGAATAAACCAAGAAACTTTGTTTTGTCTAGTAAATTTTCCATATTTTATCGTTGAGTTTTAACATGTCTTGATCCTCTCTTGATTGCATAACCATATCTATGTCTTAATCGATTTCTTATTGCTCTATAATTTAAGAATGCTTCATCTCTGTCTGCTTTCTTTAAACTCTTAGTAGTTCTTTGCATCTGATAGAATGTTAGTTCTTCTAATGCATTAACAACATCGTTAGAAGCTACGAGAACATCTGTGTCTGCTACTATATACTGTTGTCTTACTCCAGCTGCTGACTTTGCAAAGAAAGAAGAGAAGTAAGACATATCTAATTGGAATCTCTTATTTAATTGTAAGTCATCAAATCTAGCTACTTGCTGATCTGTATATCCTGCTGCATAATTAATTCTTAACTCTGCATATACGATTGAAGTTATGTCTGGTACTCCAACTGTAGTCTTATTATCAAATGCTAACTTAACTCTATTCCATCCATCTTCTAACTCTGTATTATTAATAGGAACTGTAGTTGTCATTTTATAATAAGCAGAACTAGAGCTACCAATTCTTAATTCAATAGACTCTACATCAGTTGACTCTGGTAAATAAGTTCTTAATAAGAAATCAGATGCGAATGCATAATCAGTAAGATCAATTGAATTAATAGTAGAGTTAGTAATACCAGCGTAATTACCAACCTCTTCACTTACATCTATATCAAATTTAAGAGAAGCATTACCTTGTCTATACTCTTGTGTATCTACTGCTAAGTTAATTGCATCACCTACTACTGACCATGTTCCTTCATTAGTTAAAGCATCTAATCCAGAGATCTGTAAAGTACTACTTGCTTGCAGATTAGCTAAGAGATATGGAACTCCATCGATCATTGTATCAGCTACTCTTTGAAAGCATGAATGACCTCTGCCACTAAACTTCTTATCTCTTATCTTCAATCCATTAACATGCTGTGGTTCGTAGTCGTCTTCGTGTATTACTGCAACTCCTCCTAACGATTTGATAGCTTTGTAATCAGTTAGACCTAAGTAGTTCTCTACGTTATATTCTCCTAAGTCTTTCAAGTAATTAAAATTTATTCTTCTGATCGCAAATGACCAGTTAGCAAATAAACCTAGATCATCTAATACTTTATTAAATAATCTTTTTCTAACTACTTTATCGATCTTGATGTTAGCAGTAGACCCGAATAGATCCTGTAGATCAACATCGATTTCGCTATACTTTTTACTCATATTATTTTACGACTACTAATGGTTCTTCATCCTTCTCCATCTTCTTAAGTTCGCTTTCTGTAATAAGCTTTGTTTCTCCTTGTAATAATTTCTTATCATTAAGAGATGCCCATTGAGCAGAACTAGAAATGAATTGATATTTCCCATTAGGGAGTATTACTAATAATCGACTTGAATTTTCTACTTTTCTTGGCTTTAGCATATCCTTTTTAAAGTCACTCTTATCGCATATAAAGAATGCAAGTTTGAGTGGATAGTTATAGCTTAATAATTTATATTCTCTGTTATCCCAATCTGCTACGATATAACCTTGCGATGTCCAACCAATCAAAGAAACTAAATGACCTCCCCTCGGTTTGTTATCCCACTGAATAGCAACTCCTGGTTTCGTAGTATACCAATTTCTACAGATATCAATACATATTCCAACTGGTGCTTTAAGAATAGCAGTCTTCATCTCTAACTTTGAATATGGTTTTAAGTAATAGTAAGAAGCTATCTTGTATCTCTCTGCTTCTTGCCTTGCTTTCGCTGGTACTAGATTCTTATTTTGCATAGATGGTTCTCCAAGAAAGTATTCTCTCTCTGGTAGTGTGTAGTCTAAGCATTGTCCTTTATGCTTTAACCAATCTAGATTCTCTCTGACAGAAGTACCACCAGCATAATGTCTCACGTTAGCGTATACGTCTCTCCATGATAACTTAACTGCGTTATTCTCTCTCTTAGAATGGAACATGTTTATGTAAGTACATGTACAACTTACGCAACTTAGAATGTGATCTTGAAAAGGTCTCTTAGGTAGTTCTTTCTCTTCGTATCTAAAGATCGAAGGAATTGAAGCACCTGCTATCTCTTCTTTGAATGATTCACTGAATTGCTTATCTCTCGCATCTGGTAATTCATTTGAGATATCCCATCCTTTCTCTTTAACTCTTAGTGAGTTTAAAGAATGTAATGCTTTTTTAATTTGATCATCCATATTATTCTTTGTTAATTGCAGTCTTGTCATTTCCATGAAGCATTGTAATCATTTCTTTGATACCTTTAACTTCTTCACATACTGATCTGACATCACTCTTGATTGAAAATAGAAAAGCTGTAATAGAGATTGCTCCACTCAGTATTAATACCATCAAAGTAATCGAGACTGTTGAATTTTTATTTATAGTAGTTCTAGACATGTAATTAATCCATTAACAATTTATAAAGATTTCTTATAACTGATAAGAAAGCAAACTTAGCACTGATAAGCAATGTACTGACGTCTGCTAGATTTAACTCTTGTAGTCCTTGTATATTAGATAAAGCATTAACTTCATCTAGTAAGCCGTTTAAAGCTAAATACGTACCAATAAAGACAGTGACGTATGTCTTTCCAAACGAGTGAACGTGTCTTCCAAGTTTTGTTTGGAAGAATGCTTTTACTTTTTCCATAATATTATGTAAGTTAATTATACATCTTTGTTTTTAATTGCACTCATTAATAAATACAAGACAAGCAAATCACACATAATTGAAATCATTAAATTATCTAGGCTCATATCCTGCTTTCTCTCTATCAGTTTCTGTTCCGAATACTATCCATCTTATAGTTGTTATAAAATAAATAAATCCTAAGAATAAAATCATCATAGGTAGAAAAATTATGTTT